AAGAAAACAATCTCCTGCACCTGTAACATCATTTACTTCTACTTGTTCTGGAATTATAAAATGTGTTTCATCTTCAAACTTTGCTGATACTGCACCATTTGCACTAGTTGTTATTATATTACCTTTGTGCTTATTGAATCCAAATTCTGTATACTCTTTAGCATTAGGTTTAACTAACCAAGCACCTTTATAATATTTTCTATTACGCTTTGGATCTACAATAACTTTACAACCTTGACTGTTCATGTGTTCTATAATTTGTGTAGCATGTGTTAGCACACCTTTGTTATAGTCGCTTAGTATAACATATTCATATTGTGAAAAATCACTACGTAGAACATTTTTTAACACAGCATCACTATCTGCTTGTTCATCTTCATCTAAGCGTGTAACATAATGACCATCTGCAATAATTCTAGTTTTAGTACTCTTAGGTTGTTCATTTTCTACAAGTAAAACATCTACACCTAAACTTTTTAAATTTTCGTAAACAAGACCTGCACCCCCAAGAGAAGTTTTTATGCTATCTAAATCAACAATAGGTACAGGCGCTTCAGGACTAATACGAGTAGAAGTACCGTAAATATATTTGTCAATAATTACATCGCCAAGAACTAACACTTTCATACTATTATTATACTATCTTTTAGGTTAACTGTCAAGTAAATTAATTGTTTGAAATACAGTTTCAAGTTTACTAAGATTAATTTTACTTTGAAGGGTATTACGTAATCCATGATGTAACGGCTTTGGCCATTTAGTAAAACTACACCATGCATATCCGTCATGTTCTTTATTTAAAATTGGTATAAACTCATCGTCAACTACACAAAGATATGTATGAAAAATGAATTTTTTATCATTGCTAAGAAAGCTTTCTAAAGGAAGTGTTTTTTTAATTGTAGGAAGTTCACCAATTTCTTCAGTAATTTCTCGTTTAAGTCCCTCCCAAGGAGTTTCTGCACCTTCATTAGTTCCGCCTACTAATCCCCAAACATCAGACTTTTTGCCGTTACTACGGTGTAAAAATAAAAATCTATTTGTGGTTAAAGTGTAAAATAACGCACCACTACATACAATACTTGCATTCATACAAGTAATTATCCAGCTAGTTCAATCCTCCAGGCCCCTACTGGATAGTCGCCATCAATACTTAGTAGCCATTCATTATCTTTGAATCTATATTGTGTTTGGGTATTTAGATTGGTTATATATGTAGTAGCTGTAATTGTAGAAGCATCAAATATAATATTCCATTTTGATCCATTCCATTCTACTATATCATTTATACTAGCTACTAAACCTGTTCCATCTGTATTTGCCCAGGCTGATGAGACTTGCGTTGCATTAGCATTACCCACATCATCTAACAATAATAATCGAATGCCGGCTGTTTTTATAGCTGTAGGATCATAATTTGTAGGATCAATAATATAATCTATTGAAGTCCTTGCACCGCTACTACTAGTAATAATAGTATCTGAAGGAAAACTGTCAGTATCAAAATCAATAACTATTGTTCCTTCATCTAATGGATTAAGTGCAAATGTACCAGTAACTGTTTTGTCGTTATCATTACTAGTTAAGAATATTCTACTAACACCTGCAGCATAAACTCCAGGTAATGCTGTGAATATTTCTCTCCAGTTTTTGACTCCAACCATGCCGTTAGCAACTAATTGTGCATTAGTTTGATTTACATAAACAGACCATTGTGCAAAGTTGACGTTAGCAGAATGTCCGCCAGCCAATGAATTAATACGTGTTCCTCTACTATCTGTTGTTGTTCCTGGTTTTGATGTATCATCGTATGCATTAAGTTGAGGTGTTGACACCCCGTCTTCAATAGTTCCATTTTCTTCATCAAACATGCTTGTTATAATATTAGTAATAACGCCCATTTTACGAACTTTAGTGGGCGGACTAATATAGATAGGAACACTAAAACTTAGTGTAGCAATATCTATTTCGGTGTCTATACCAACAGGAACACTACGACTACTCCATTGTACATTTTCAAGATGAACGGCAGTAATACTAGTCCAATCAATAAAATTATCTGTAGTTTGCATTTCTAAGCTGGGATTAAACAGTACTAGTATTTGTTCTAGAAGCTGTAATTTTTGATCAGTATTACTTGCCCAAATATCAGCATTAACTCTCATTAAATACGGTGTTGGTATTAATCTTTCTACTGTATAAGCTCTACCTTCAGTGTTTAAATATTCTTTATTAACTTCGTCATATTCTCGTTCACGTATATTAGTTTTTCTAGTATAGGTAGCATCTGTTAGCCTGTCTTTGTCTAGTTCTAATCCAGTAATATAAACACTGATTCTAGGAGCACTAGGTAATTTATTTTCAGAATTTTCTCTAATAATGTTAGCTACTTGGCGGGTTAAATCCCCATACATAACAGGAACATCTTTAGTTTGGCCGTCACCGTCTATAACAGGAAAGTTACTAAGGATACGCATCATTTGTGTAGTATAACGTCTTATTTGTCCATCATAAAAATGTTGCATTAATTATCCTTCTTAGGTCTGAGTGCTTTAGACAAACTTTGACGTTCTGGAACAGTTTCACCAGCAATTGTACTAGTATTGCTATTATTAATAAAGCTTGCTTTTTGTGTTTGTTTTTCTAAAGTATTGCTTAGTGTCATTCTTACATCGTCGTTTTGTTTCACCCATCTATTTCCATCATATTTAAACATTCTATTTGGTAAGAAGTCTGTACGTAAAAAATAATCACCGTTTTGGTTATCTAACGGAAATGCAATACCAAATCCAAATGGTGCACCATTTGGAGCAACATCTCCTGTACCTACTAAGTATCCTGAATATCCTTCTCTATCCGGTCTATCACTTACTTCGTCGGCTCTTGTGTTTATTTGAGAAGCATCAAGGTCTTCTTGGTCAGCAGTCTGTAGTGCAACACTACCGTCTGGATTTGTTGCTACATTATAAAAATGACTAATATCAAATCCGCTTTTCGGAGCGTCTACTTCAGCTTGTGCAACTACTGCTCTGTTTATCTGCATTTCTTTTTCGTATGTAGATAAAACATCTCTAAGAGTTTCACTTGAATTTTCGTTCGCAGGTAAGTCAAGTATTTCCTTGTATTCTTGCCCGTCATATATCTGTTTAAGCTTTAGTCTATATAAGTGCGGGTACCATGTTTGAGAAAATCCTTCTGCTGCACGATTTACGTCTTCTACAACATAAAATCTTTTAAGTGCAGTATCATAATCATTAAGTGCATATTCATCTGATAAATGCGGCAATTCGATAACATCACCACTCATTATTTTTCTACCTAATGTTTTTACACTACTGTTTATATGGATAGTCATAAACAACGTATCGTTACTTAAGAATAATCCAAACTGTGATAGATCAAAATCAATATCTTGGACATTATATACAGCCCGCATTGTGTAAACATCTGGATCATACTTTCTATCTCTATTCTCTAAGAATAGTAAATCCTGTATATTTGTTTCTTTTACTGCATCGTAGTGTGGCTGATCAGCAGTAGCTTCACTAGTGGCAGGATTTCTAGCACCTAGGTACTTGTGTATGTTAATATCAGTTCCGCCAACAGTGAACATTTCCTGGATTTGTCTATCTAGGAAATGATAATCGTTACCGCGTTCTGGTTTATATAAAGACAGTCTTGGCATATACATATTTATCGTTAAGATAAATACTATATGGAGAGTAGAGAATGACAGACTTAGCAACAGCAAAGCAACAAGTATATGACTATGTAAATGTATCTCTCGGCGGTGGCATGATCGATGTTGAATTAGATCCTATACATTACGAAACAGCATTAAACAAAGCATTAAGTAGGTTTAGACAAAGATCAGATAATAGTGTTGAAGAATCTTATTTATTCTTAACCTGTGTAGAAGATCAAAATGAATATACATTGCCTAATGAAGTTATCGAAGTTAGAAAGTTGTTTAGACGTTCAATTGGCTCACGCACAGGTGGCGGCGATGGAGGCAGTTTGTTTGAACCGTTTAACATGGCTTATACTAATACCTATTTACTATCAGGTTCAAAACTCGGTGGATTGGCAACTTACGATATGTTTTCTCAACACCAAGAACTTGTAGGAAGAATGTTTGGTAGCTTTATTGAATTTAAATGGAATACTACAAGTAAAAAATTAACTCTACTACAACGTCCGGCAGCAAACGAAAGCTTATTATTATATGCTTACAACTATCGACCTGATACAGAACTGCTAGCAGACTATCTTGCAAGCCAATGGCTTAAAGACTTTACACTTGCTAGCTGTAAGTACATGCTAGGCGAAGCACGTTCAAAATTTGCTACTATAGCAGGCCCAGGTGGCGGTAGTACACTTAATGGTGATGCACTAAAAGCTGAAGCACAAGCAGAAATGGAAAAGCTTGAAAATGAAGTATCAAT